GTTTGATTACCGTTCACAGACTGATACTGATCTGCCGCAACCGCACTCAATGGAAACACCATACGCGTAGGCTGATAGTCAAACTTGTAAATAAGAATGGGTACAAAGGTATCGCCTGCCGACTCACAGCATTGATCCCACCAGTCGGGCTTGTGCCAAAAGCCTTTTGCGTAGCGCTTGGCTTCAATCATCAAATTATGAAACACAATATCCCCATGACCCTTGTCTTGGTACTGCTCTAGGTTGCGCTTGAGATGGTCGGCACAACTGCCAAACTCCTCGCGGAATATCTTGATCAGATCGCGCTCAAACCCATGACCTTTTGCCCTGCCGTTAATCATGAACCGCCTCTAGAAGCCACTGCAAATAGACCCTGGCTTTCTCCAGGCTCTGCTTTTTACCGTTTGGATGTGTCTCATAACGCCACACATACTTAATCACATTGCCCTTTAAATAACCCTTAAACTGCTCCTCGCTCATTGATGAGCGGATAGCTGAGATACATTCAACAGCGCCAGGGGCTTTCTTGTAGTGACGCGGCTGAGTCACCGCATTCCACTCAGCAGGTGTTGCATCGTCTAAACTTCTCGGCTTGTCTTCGGGTATACTCATGGAGCTCAAGCTCGGTGCCGTATCGGCTTTCGAAGGCTCGCTTGAAGGGGTGTCTGCTAGTGTAAATGTCATTGTCGTCACCTCCACGGTGATGGTTAAAACAAAGTGGTATGGTCAACAGGTGCGCGTCTGGTTTTGTCTTGCCATCAATATGATGAACCTCGGCGGGACTGGTGACCCCGTGATACTTCTTGCACACAACGCATCCAATCTGCGCTATTAAATCCATCCATGCCGTCTCTTCCTTGTTAGGGCTTCTGCCTTTCAAGGCTATGCCCCATAAACCCTGCGCTCAGAGCGCTCATATGCCAGCTTTGATTGCCAGGTTTTAAACTCCACCTCTGCCGCCAGTAAATTTGCTTTAGCGGCAGACACCTCACCCTTGGCAACGCCTCTTGCCAGTCGCGCTTGGAACACATTTGTATCTTCATCGGCATAGGTATCTTGCGCGGCGTTAGTTTTAAAACCCTTGGCTAGCGCTTGGACCTTGCTTTGTGCGGTCAGCCTCCTCCCTTCCGCTTCTGCCTCTACAAGCCTTCGCTCTGCCATCTGAAGCATTTTGCCTGCCTGTCGAATCGCTTCCGCGAATCGTTCAATGTCGTCCATTAATTACTCCTTTGCATAGTTAATATAAAAGCGAGCCTTACCGTTCTTTCTGTCGCGGTACTGGCAAGTCTCAACATCAAACTCAAACCCAACACGACCCTCATACATCCCATTCCTGTTCTTTAACACTTCAAGGTAAGAGTCCCACTGCTTGGTATACTTTTCCTCAGGCTCTTCACCCAACATTTCTGCCTGCTCAAGCGCCTCAATCTTTCGTTTGTTTTTCCAGATTGATATAAAGCCATCGGCTAAATCCGTAATAGAGCCTGATCCTTTCACATCATATTTATTCGGTGCCATATACTCAGAGTCGCCTTTTCGTACATGGGTAACCAGGAATAACGTGACAGGAAAACTTAGCTTAAAATTGACAAGCTTTTCAATAAATCGTTGCTGACCCTCATAGTCATCTTGACGAACCATATTGGTCAGAGAATCAATCACAAACACATTGATGCCGTAACGGCGGTACGCATACTCAAAACAAGACATAAGGTCTTCTGGTTTAGGTGTGAGCTTATCCACATAAAGCCACAGATTGGGCGACATCCATTCCAGTAGCTTGTCTCGGTAAGGCTTGGGTGGGTTAGCACTGCCTGCCGCCTGACGCATCATTCGCCCCATCGTAGCTTTGGGCGTCATTTCCATTGAGGCGATCAGGACTTTTTGATCCTGGTCAACAGCATTGAGGCACAGTTGATTAAGCCACATGCTTTTACCGTGACCATTAATACCTGCCACGCCCCACATCTCTTGGGGGCGGAACCTAATGTCTTCCTCATCTAACTTTGCCCAGCCGCTACCAAAGCCCTGCTCATTGTTTGTTCGATTATCAAAGTAATCATCAATCTCTGTTTCAAAATCCAGGACAGTGCGTAGGGTCTCAGGGTCTTTCCAGCGAGCCTCCTCGTAGGCACAATTAAGCATCCACTTGGCTTGCTCATAGCCCTCTTTCTGGAGTAACTCATTAATATCTTTAGTCGGCAGGTTGACGCGGTAACATCTGTCGCCCAAACGATTTATTATTTCTGCGGCGGCAAGCTCTCCCTGCTCGTCCATATCGGTAGCTATAATTATTTCTTCAAACCTGGCAAGATTCTCGTACTCGTGAGCAATCCATTTAGTCTGCTTTGCCCCTTTACCACCCCCCATAGGCACACTTAATGCAGGGTAACCCAGTTCGCTACAGGCAATCGCATCCCACTCACCCTCGGTAATCCATACCTTCCTGCAATCAGCAGGCATGGTGTGCCAGCCATAGAGAATTGGCTTTAAATCTTTTTGCGTGCTCGGGTTGCCGTCATGATTAACAGGCTTAGTCTTTAAAAAAACTTCCTTTCCATTTGGATCGTAGAAGGTAAAGACAACGTCCTTACCCCCTCTACCATCAGCTTCATAAATTTTATGGCGGAAGCAAACCTCGCCCACATCTTTAAACCCTCTTTGCTCCATATGTTTATGCAATGCATCACTGGATGCCTGGGGTGGTGGTTTAGGTTTGGTGTAATTCTTTTTTTCCGCCGCCAAAACTTTTTTAACGGGGGCGCCATCCCTAATACCGTATTTCTTTTTTGCCCAGTCCATTGCTTCAATCAGCGACAGACGCTGCCGATACTGGATAAGGTCTAACAGATCACCCCCATCCCCTGTTGCAAAATCCATCCACTTCCCAGCCTGGTCGCCATTTAAATAGATCGACATAGAGCGACCCTTTTCGCCCTGAATAGAACCCACCTTGTAGCAACCTGACTCAACCTTTCCCTCTGGATACAGCTCGTGACATACCGATGTGGCATGACGCGCCAACTCCTGGCTTAATTCCCGAACATTCATTTCACAGCCCCTAATAAATCATCCTCGCGTGAAGTATCTTTAAAGCACTGAAGCCCTTGCCAGTCAGGCTGTCCGACTCGGTGCCATCCTCTTGATATTGCATAATCCACAACGCCATCCATATCGAACTTAGCCTTACTCATCAGCTCAAAATCATGGGTCTGCCTTGTGATTGTGGCTTTAGCTACTTTTCTGTTTGCATTGGCAGACACTTTGTACTCCCACCACTTCTGCCACGCTTTTAAAGAAACCCCGTTAGGGCAAGCATTAAATAGCGCGTCTTTCCAATGTTCTTCTTTAGTAATAGTTATTCTTTGTGGCGGATTATCCGTAATCGGATTACCCGTAGACGGAAAATCAGCCTCGGTGGAATCTGGAAATACATGGCGTGTATCGGTAACCAACCAGTCATAACCGCCAAATTGCCCCTTATTATCTCGACAGGCTGTTTTCTTGACGTAACCGCTTGCCTCCAGGCACTGTGTAATAGACTGCATTTTTGTTTTGCCGCAACCAAATACCAGGCAAAGCTGTGCCTGGGAGACTTGCCACTCATCAATATGAGAAAGAAGGTATACAAGAACACCGAGTGCCTCAGGGGTTAGTCCATCATCGCGCAATGCAGAGGCAGACACACCGCCGCGTAACAATAAGTTGGGCAACTTGGTGTAGTGATTGTTTCGTTGTAAAGCGGATCTGTAAATCAAAGAAGCAGTTCCATGTAGTTAAAGCAACAATATATATTTGACAAATATAATCTATACTTTACTGAATATGCAACTTATTTTACTTTTTGGTAAAAGTTTTATAGTAATAAAGTATTATTGTGCGACCACAGATGAGCTTGTAAAATACCGATATGTAAATTGCATGGATGCATAAGGAGAGTTGTTATGACTAAAGAAGAAAGAGCACAGTTTTTAAATGCCGCCCTGGACAAGGCGGGTGTTGATCACTGGGGTCGATTGAAAAAACTAACCGACACCATCGGGTGTAGTAAGCCCACCGCC